GAACCAGGTTATAAGCTCCGGAGTGTTGCCTCCCCCTACAGACTGCATCAGTTGGCACTTTTGCCACTGAAGGTAAGTTTAGGGAGGATTGTATCAACACTTCCGTGGGACTGCACCTTCGCTCAGGACAAGGCTTTTGGCCCTGTCCAGGAGAGATTGGCGAAAGGAGAACAGGTTTATTCTGTAGACCTCTCTTCTGCAACCGATTACTTCCCCCTGGATATCCAGAAGTTAGTCTTGAATGCAGTATTTGGTGAATCCCGTGATGTGGACTTGTTTGTCGCAGTTTCCCGTCTGACTTGGAAGTCAGAATTAGGTGATATCACCTGGAAACGTGGACAACCACTTGGTCTTAACCCTAGTTTCTTTGCGTTTACTTTGACGCATGGTGTAATGCTCACCTGGCTCTCAGAGATGAAGCCAGGGTTGTTTTACATTGTTGGCGATGATGTCGTGATATTGGACCGGGAACTTTATGAGAAGTATATAGCCATTCTGAAAAGAATAGGTTGTCCCTACTCTCTTGAGAAGTCCCTCGCGTCTTCGAAGCTTGCTGAGTTCGCTGGTAAGGTGATAACACCAAACCGCGTGTACCCGCAGTTGAAGTGGCGCAAGATGTCTAATGACTCGTTCCTGGACCTCGCAACCTTGCTTGGTCCGCGATCACGTAGTTTAATGACACGCCGACAGCAGAGGGTGTTCGATGCCGTAAGGCACCTACTTCCCCCCTTCGGACTCAATATGAGTAAACCAGGTTCGAATTACCTCCAGTCATTTTTGATGACAGAGGCAGTTCTTAGCCAGGTTCAGCATAGTGCAGTGAGGTCACTTGTTGATCTCATTAGACCAGCCACGGCTAATGCCATGGATGATCCACAGGGCCACCAGTTAATGGTGGCAACTGACACCTTCGACGAGAAGGTGCGAATGGTATTCCAGAGGACCGTATTCAGCCATTGGAAATGGTTGAACCATGTCTCTGACCTACCCCAGGCTCTCGGTTTGGAACCGAGATTACCTATTGAGGCAAACGTTTCTAGGGTTTCAACCCTGGATCGTTATGAG